CTAATTAAATCAGTATCCTTAGTGTCAACAGCATTTATGCCCACTCTAAATATATATGTTACATCATTAAATAGATTTGTAACATTAATAGGAACAATACCAATACTACCAGAAGCTGAATCTTCTACCATTTGTAGTGTAACATCTCCAGCAACTGCACTGAGTGATCTTACAACACTAGCTAGTGTTAAGTTTAATTGTATTGTTGCGCTCTCTAAGGAGACAACTATTGAGTTGTCTTTGTCTTTTACTATTCTACCCTCACCAGCATCTATATCACCAACTTCTGCAATAAATAAGTTTGTTCCATCCGCAGAAGTGGGAAAATCAAATCTTAATGCTGGTAAATCTGTTTTGAAATCAACACCACCAGATAACATTTTAACTCTACCACTTATAAAACCATTACTAGCTGTGTTGTTCGCAGTAGGTGATATTAACATAGTATCCAAAGTTATTTCAACTTCTGTTTGATCAACAGCTGCAGGAGTTATTCTTACGGGTAAAAATCTTCCATATCTAGTTTGAGAGAAGGTAGGTTCGTTTACAGTGCTATTAACACTAACATTTGGAACTTGAGTTATAGCACTAAACTCTAAATCTATAGTTTCTTGTATATTATTATCATAATATTGATAACCTTGAAAATCCGCAGTAGTTGCAGCTGAAGCTGATAGATTTATTTCATTAGCCGATCCAGAACCTGTTGTAGCTAAATCACCAGCTAAGTAGTGATTATTTAAAACAAATTCAAGTTCATTTAATGATAATACTGTAGGAACGGCGTTGTTAGTTTGCTTATCATTATCATATGATATAATATTTCCATCTGCTGTTAATTGATATTGTTCGTTCTCAGCCAAAACCTCAGCCAAAGAATTCCACCTTCTACCAAAGACTCTTTTTACTTTGTGTCTCTCTAATAAAGGTGATTCAATAAATAAACCTTTTGAAATAACATTTGTTTTTGCTGGTATAAACTGTTCTGAGAATGGGAATATACTTCCGAACGTATCATTGAAGTTATTCATTGATTTAACAAATGCATTATTATCCATCAACCCAACACTAGATCCACTAACACCAGTTACCGTTAAAACAGAACCACCGCTTTTAAGCAATGCGTTGTTTAATGGATCTGGATCAAATGTTTCGTTTTTGCTTAAATTCCATTGTTCTGAAATTTCATTCCATTTATTATTTATATCTGTTCCAAAATATGAGTTCCTTGTTAATACAGATGGATCACCTAAAAGATCAAACACATTAAAGTCTTGTATACTATTGTATATTTCTCTATTTACTGCGTTTGTTGGACTCATAGAGAAACTAACATAACCAACATCTTCTTCTTCAATATTTTCTTCTGATGTTCTTATTTTATCGTTGTTAATAGAAAAACCTAAAGGATAACTACTAACAATTCTCTTTCTATCTGAAAAGTGTCTATACTTTTTATCTGTTGTTCCAAACCCCACAGGTTCAGCATGATAATTACTTTTTGCAGAGTTTACAATAAAATTATAATCACCACCAAGAATTATATCTTCTCTTAATTTGAAATGAGATTTCAAATTATTATATGTAGCACTTTGATTATTTATTTTTGTATTTTCAATTGATACTGATTGAAAGTTTCTCGTATGCTCCTTTATATCTTCTTCCTCTAAAGCTATATCCCATGTTCTTACTTCATGCATATAACCAATAAAGTTATTTGGAGAAGGAAATTTTGTAGAACCACCAACAGTTCCACCTGTTGAATCATAACTTTCGGTTCCAACCGTTACATCACTGTAAGAGGCACTAACAACTTCTACAATATCATTACCACCAGTAGGACTAGCCGACAGGGTTGTTAAATAAGCGTTTAAGGTGTCACCACTTCTTGATACAGTTATATTAGTAAAATTATCTAAAGCTTGTATATGAGACGAAATAGACCCCTCTGGAGTAGATACTGTTACAGTTGGTGTTGTTATTGAGTTAAATGTTAAAACTCCTACATCACTTAGTGTTATATTGTATAGTGGATGTTCAACTAATGTGTGAGATTGAGCGGCTGTTGCAGATATAATAGTTTGTATAGTAAAATCTTGACCAGCTGCAAAATCAAAAGCTAAAGAACTAGTTTCTGTAGCTCCAACTGATGTCTGAACATAATTGGTTCCGTCAGAATATAATGCTATAAAATCTACTAACTCTTGCTCTGTTTTTTTAATTTTTGTTCTAAAAATTGAGTGTTCGTTAATTTTTAAGAAATTGTTTTTAATTCCATATATTCTACAAATAGCTTCTAAACTTTCTCTTGCACCTTTTGATTTTAATAAGTGTGGGATATTGTTTAATATTCTATTCCATACTTTACTTGTTACCTCTTTACTAGTATAACCAGCAGATGAAGAATTAAATAGTTCTTGCTTTATATCAATATCTGCTGCTGTTTCATATAAGTTAACACCGTAATCTTTGGCTAAAACAGGTATGAATCTATCTGGAACTCTGTCAACGCTATCATATGAAATCTTTTTTAAATTTGGTATGTTCTCTATATATAATTTATATTCATCAAAAGATTCAGATAACGCTGTAAGAAAACTTTTTAAGAATTCAGTATCATCACCTAAAAACAAATATCTTGGTATTAAATTTTCTAATTTGAAGTTTTGAATAACATCAACTTCTGCAGATGCTGGAACTTCTTCGGTTATACGAGTAGAATAATTAGCATAATTACCTTCGCCTCCAGTGACTCCAAAATATGATAAAGTTCCTGCATCTAAATATTCTATTTCTTTATTAAAGTCTTCGTATAAATCTATTCTTTCATATATAGCGTTTATAATATCTAACTGATCACCAGTTACAGAGTTATCAGAGTCTCTTTGTAGATATATTAAGGTAACATTTTCTTGATTGTCATTAACAGCATTGGCGGTTATAGATTTTTCTGTTCCAGTAAAAGCTACATCTTTACCCAATTCGTTCAACAACCATCTAGTGTAACCATCAGCTTCTTTATAAAATTTATCAACAGCTAATATATCTGATTCTGTTAATGCGGCTACTGAAGCCCCACTCAAACCAATAGGATATTCGGTTATTATTTTATTAAAGTTTCTTTCTGTCTTTCTTCTTATATCACCAAAGAAAGTATGTTTTGAAAATCTACCATAATCTATAAGAGGTATAGCTCTGTTTGTATCTGCTGTGAAAGAAGCTTCCAGCAAATCACCAGAGATACTTCCAGCACTCTCTAAATAAGACAATAAACTTTCGTATGTATAGCCATCAGCCATTTTTTACCCCTTATAAAACAGTAAAGTTCCACAAATCTGGTTTGTCTATTATAATAGTTTCATTTCTGACTTTTAGTTTTAAAACAATCTTATATTCTACATTAGGATAAAGATTGTTAGTATTTATTTCAAAGAAATTTCCGTCTTTATCATATGATAAATTGTCTTCTGAAATTTCCACATAATCAGTAGACTTTTCTCTTATCTCATACATTCCATTTTTAACAATAAAACTATCAATGAATGTTTTTGTAGCGGTTGTGGATTGTAAAACTTGGGTTTTGTCTTTAATAAAAACTCTTATATTGGCTATACTTCCGTAATCATATTCACTTTTTTGATTAACCAAGTTCACAATCAAGTTTGATGTAGTGAAATTATCATTACCTATAGAAGGAAGTTTAGGTTCAAAATTAAAACTATAAGATGACTCATATCCAGCCGAGGTTACACTCCATGTGTCAGTAAAATTAGTAGCAGAACTCAAAGATATATTGATGCCAGTTAAGGCGTTACCCAAATCGTCAGTTGCTGTTCCTATATTTAGTTTATATATACCCTTAGAGAACCTACCTGCTGTTAGTGATATAGGAGTTATATTAACGCCATCAGCTTGCAATGTAACAAATCCGGGAAACTTTCCTGTTCCATCCAAATCTTCTAAAACACCATCAACAATATTATAATAAAATAAATCTGCAGATCTGGAAAAGTATAATGTTTTTCTATCATCCTTTATTGTTTCCGGCCATGTAAGTTCTAAATAAGGTCTTCTGTTTGTGTTTGTCTCTCTTCCATAAAACTTTTTAGTAAAATAACTAACACCCGTTATTGAAGTGTTAACACCAGCTGCAGTGGCTTCAGCATCAGTTTGAGCTTCTTCTTTATCACCCATCCTAATCATAAAACCATAATTAGAACTTAATCCATCCAAATAATCTTTAAACCACTCAGTAACATCTAATTTTAAATCTTCTTCGCCATGAACAAATGATTGAATAGCTGAGTTAGAGTCATATATTGCATCAAAAGCTCCCTTATAAGCTTCACCCCCACTTAACGCACCCAAATCAGTCCAAAGATTGATATTATCAGCATAAAGTGCATTTGCATAACCAGTGTTGGTTTTAAGATCATTATCAAGACCTTTACCTTCAACCCATGTAGCGCTTAGTGGGAAAGCATATATGTCAAAATCACTAGCTTGTTCTTCTCCATGAGTAACATTACTCATTCTTATAAATGCTGAAACAGTAGAAGAGTCTCTTGGGTCTGGATAATTCTTATTAACTGATATTTCTTCTTTTAGATCATCTAAATCAAATTTTATTAATATCCTTGCATATTCTTTTTTTTCTTTTTCATTACTATACTTGTTCCAAACCTCTAATATTGGAGATAAACCAAAATTAGCACTAACGGCAGAGTCGGTAATCCAAGTGTCTTTGTCTGCATATGCTCTTACTATTGACATTTATTTTCTCTAATTTCATAATTAAGTTTTAATTTATATCCGTAGTCATCCCAACCTTTTATTAATAAATATCCATTATGGGCCATTCTGTGATGATTAGGGCATAACCACACTCTATTTAATCCATAATCAGATCCACCTTCTGATTTATGTGTTATATGGTGATTATCCACAGCTTTTGATTCACCACATATTTCACATCTTTTACTAGCTTTAGAAAACTTTTGATTTATTGGTATTCTTTTTCTTCTATTCATTAAACAACCGTTCCTATTATATCTTTATTTGGATATTTTACTTCCCAAACCACATTTTCCGGTAGTGTTATTACACCATTGTTTTGACGTATATCAATAACACTATTTGAATAAACACTTCCTCCAACACTACCAATTATATTAGTTATATTTAAATTTCCAACTGAAAGTATCTTGGGTGAAGCTTGTAATGTAGACATTATATCACTTATAACAAAACTATCTCCAAATTTAATATTTTTATAGAAAAATATACCCTTTAATATATTAAAAGCCTCTAATAAAACTTCATTGTTAGAATAAGTTGAGTTTTTAGTTATACTAAAATTAATTTGTATATTAGCTATTATACCATTGTTTATTAATATATTGTCCGAAAATGATTTGAATTCATTCAAATATCTTTCCAAGTTATTTTTTACAACATTGTTTAAATTTTTAATGTTGTTGTTTTCATCTAATCCAACAATATATAGTTGAACTCCGTTATTATCAAATGGGTTTTTTCTAGCTTTAGCTCTAAAAATATTTCCATACACAGAAGGTAATGATAAAGCTCGTGATTGATAGTCATTTAAAGTAACAGCTCTATATTGTGAATTCATACTATTGATTGCATTATGTCTTATATCAGCCAAACTTTCAGCGTCCGAACCACCCGATGCATCAATCCTATTATTAATCTGCAATGATCCAACAACAAAATTAGAAACGCTTGGGTTTGATGATTCAAAATTAGAGTCTAAAAACTCTATATTTTTATTGCTAATACTTGTTATACTACCAACTGGTGCGTTTGTGTTTGAACCCCCACCAACTCTATATCTTATCTTTAAAGTTGTGTTTTTAGGTGCAACACCAAGTGTTGTGGTGTTTAAAAAGTCTGCAGAGTTTATTGCCTTAGGTGTAAATGCAGAAACTGAACCTCTTAAATTTATAGGTAATACAAAATTTTCTGGGTTTGGTATTATTTCTGAATCTTCTTGTGTTGATACTCCATTGCCAAAAACAAGGCTAATACTACCCTCTGCAGATTTTTGTGTTACATACTTTCTTGAAACTTTTTTTTGTTTTAATATAAAGCCAACATCTTGATTTGTTAAAGAATCAGTATTTTCTTCTCCATAAAAAACAGATTGTTGTGCTAAGCTATCAACTTCAACCCATTCATTGCCGTCGCCATCAATAACAGAATATATCTCTGATATATCTACATCTGGTAACTTTATTGTTAAAAAAGGTTGCGGAGCTAAAACAGAATATTCAAATGTTTTTGTTCTTCCAGCAATAATAACAGCATTTTTAACATATGTTGTTTTACTTTCTGCAATATTTCTTATAGTTGTTCTGTTTGTTTGGTTTGAAAAATCAACATCCTCTATTAATTCATAATTTATAAAGTTATCTGATGAAAAAACTGTTTCTTTTAAAACTTTAAACATAGAGTCTGATGATGTGCTATCAAAAAATGTTGCCGATAAAGATAATGTGGTTGTAGCTGGAGTAGAAAACTTTGGTTTATATCCCATATTTTGTGCTAAACTATATACATTAGATGGCTCAATAGCTCTATCTATAAAACCTTCATTAATTTGTCTATCCATCAAAAAAGATAAACTGTCACCAACATAGGCAACCATTTCTAATAAAGCCATACCACCAGAAACTTGACTAAAATCTTGCCATGTATCTGGAAAATATTTTTTTAAGAAATCAATAAGATCTGTTTTATATCCATTAAAATCTTTGGAGATATAATCAATATCTCTTATCTCTTTATCAACCGCTTCTGTCATCTTTTTTCTCTATATTAAATTGTAATATCATTTATTGTAAAGTTAATTTCATCCTGTATAACCAAAGAACCAGAGTTACTTATGCCATTTCTATTTTTTAAGCTTTGTTTAAATTTATCTTCTAGTTTTTTATTTCTATCAACAAGTGAGTCCCCAATATACTCTGTTCTCTGATTATCTCTATTTAATTCATTAATTCTATCTTCATCATAAAACTGAGTTGTTGAAAAAGAATAGTTAATCTTTAACAATATTTGGTTTTCATCTTCAATTACAAAACCTAAATTTTCATTTAGTGTTCTTTCTTTATTGTAAATTTGAAAATCGTCAATAACATAAAAGAAAGCTGCTTGAGTATCTTGATTGTTAATAGTCACAGCTTTATCAATATCGCTTTTTATTCTTAATTGCAATTGTTCTATCGTCATAGGTTCAAATAAATATTTTTCACCTATACTTAATAAATCAACCGATGGTATATCATCTTCTGGCAACATAAGCCTTTCAGAAGGAGATGTTAATAATATAGCTCTCATAAGTTCTCTTGCGGCAAACTTTGTTTCTTTGTGAGTATCCCACTTTAAATCTTTAATAGGAAATTTTATAATATTCATTTATTTTCCTTAATTTATAAAATTATGTTTGCTTAAGAACTCAAAAGTTCTTTTTGATAATAAATTGAACTTATCATTTTGCTCTTTTATATCATCATAATATTTAAAAATATCTTTATATATATTATCTGTTTCTTCGTTTGTTTCTGGTGAAGTAGTAACTCTTCTGTTTTTCTCTCCACCGATAACTATTTTATCATAAGAAATAGTTTTCTTTCTAGTTACCGTTTTAATTCTACCAGCTAACAATCTTGAAGGTCCGGGGACAGTTATGGTTTTGCCACCAACTATCTCTGTAACCTCTTTAGGTCCAACAGGGGTGTTAATAGTCTTCTTTACAGGAACACCATCAATTTTAACCTGTCTTGGTCTACCAGTTACTAATTTACCGGGCAATCTAACCTTTTCTTTAAATGATACTTCCTTATCTGGTATTTGTATGTTTATTTCTGGTAAGTCATGTGTATGATTTAAAAACATTTCCATAATATCTTGCAATGTTTCATTCATACTTCTCACAACTTCTAACATATCTATTATTTGAGTATTAACTCCCTGTTGATAATCTTCTAATTTTTCTCCTAAAACAGACCTGTATATATAATTATCATCTTTATTTAAGAAAGATATATTATAAATCTCATCAGCTTTGTTTAATATTATGTTTTTAGCTTTAAAATCATTTCTAACAGGAACTAACTGATAGGAGCCATCTGGAAATGGGCCTTCTATCTTTTTATCATAGTTAGTTTTTTTAGTTATTTTTGGATATATTGAATTTACATTACCCCTAAAATGAACAGTTTTAGTTCTTGTTTCACCAATAGTGTTTTTAAATGGTTTGTTGTGATATGTAAAATTTTCTGAGTTTAATATCCCTATTTCTAAAAAACCATTTTTTTCTTCTGTCTCGTTGTTAAAAGAATGTCTTATAAATGTTCCACTTCTACCTTGTGTTATAACGTCACCTAATTTAGCGGGAATTGTGTAAAATCTTTTTTTTCTTTTACCACTTATGGTATTTGAACTAATTGTTGGTTGTAAATCTTCTTTACTTTTCATTAATGTGTTTACATTAAAACTAAAACCGTATTTATTTTGATTTAAACCATATAAATCTTCTCTTGCAGCAAATCTACTAACATAATTTGTCTCTGAAACTCTTGACATCCAATAAAGTTTGTTGACAAAAGGTTCATTTATTAAAAGTATTTCTTCACCTATTTCCGGTATGCTAATATTATGTAGGGAATTTAGTGGTGGATACCACTTATAACCATTTGTTAAAGTGTTAGTAATCTCAGAAATTTCGTTGTTAAAATTATTGTTTACATCTATATCTTCACCTATTATAGCGGCCATAACACTATACATAGGGACTTTACTAACATTAATGCTATTTTGAGAATTGAATGTATTTACATCTATAACAATACCTCTTTTTATAAACTTTTCACCAATATAGTCAGATTTATCTACTATTTTGGAATTTAAATAATCTGCAGAGTTTAATGTATTTACTATAGATTTACTCATCTTTTTTCTCTAAATCTTCTATTAATTTCTCAAAACCTCTTTTTTTTAGTTCTTCATTCATAACGGCAATTTCATTCAACTTATAAGACCTAACATTTAATAAACTTTTTATAACACTTAAACAATCCCTATAAGCCAATATCATATCAGCATAAATAAGTTTTAACTCTTCATCTGATATGTTGTTTATATCTGGTAGTTTCTGTTCCATCAATCCTCTATAAAATTAAATCTTACTTCTTTATATAATAACTTTATTTTATTTAATGATTTTGTTATTTTTCTACTTGGTAAATCAGTAGCTTCTTTTATATAAAGATATAATTGCTTTTTATTGGTAATATACAACTTATCATAACTTGTTAATATATCTTTAATAACACCTAAGACAAGTATATCGTCATCGGTAAATTTATTATTATCTTCTATTAAACTACTAAACTTTCTCTCTAAATCATTTATAAAATTTATATTATCTCTTTCTAATTCTTTTTCTTCATAAAACTCAACACTCAAATCAGAAACAACAACTTCATTTTCGTTCTCATCTATAAATACCCTTTTCTTATAAGAATTGGATTGTTGTATTAGCCAATTTTTAACTATTGTGCCAAAATAAGAATATGATTTTTTATTACGACTTGCGTCATATTTTGACAACTTCTCATAAAGATGAGTTGTAGCTTCGTGTTTTATTGTATCAAAATCATATAATGTTCTATTAAAGTTGAAAGTATAATATATATTTTCTATTAAATTTTTAAAAGCCGGTTCTATTACAGAAGAGTATATTTGATTTTTAAACTCTACATCATCTATTTGGTTAAAAGATACTATAGCTTCTTCTTCTTTTTCACCCCAATACTTCATATAAATTCTCTCAATTAAATGTTTTATTAATTTAATAAAATATTAAAAAAAATTATATTTTAGAATTAGCCTTCTTCTTCATCTCTAAGTGCATCTTGTTCTTCTTCAGTTAAATCATCACCTGATGCTGTTCCGCCAGAATCGCTGTCGGAGTTATCTGCCGGAAGATCAGATGGGACAACTAATACAAAAGAATCTCCAAATGGGAGGTTAAAGTTGCTAGCGTTAATGTTTGAAAAATCAAGTAATTGAAAGTCAAGATTTGATGTAACATCATCTGGGTTGAACTCGACTGTATTAGATCCTGTTTCTAATGTATCTGAAGATAAATCTGAATCATCCCTTATAAGACTTATGTTATATACTCCATGTTTTCTATTGAAGTTTCCATTATTATCCACAACAAATATAAACCCTGCACGACTTGCTAAGACTGTATTAGAGTCTTTATGTATATAACCAGATACTAATTCTCCAGTGATATCATCTAATGCAGTTACAGGAATCATATCATTAAGAGAAAATTGTGTGTTTTGACTTTCTATTGGACTATAAAGTTTAAGATTTAACACAGTATTAAATGAGTTAGGAGTTAAGCTTTCAACAACAGAGTTAACAACATATATTCCTTCAGCGGCATTAACAAAATCATTAATCACTATGGGGTCCAACAAATATATACCAGTTGTTCCATGTATAGTTGCATCAACATTAAATAAAAAGTTAAGCAAAAGCTCAGATAAAACATTTTTTTCTTCGCTGTTTTGCAATGAGTCAAATAAAAACTTATCAAGAGCAGCTCCAGTTGGATCTGAAAATATAAATTTATTTATGTCATCAAAAACTGTTTGTGTAATTCTGTCGGGATTTCTGGTGTTTAATAAAGAAAGTATCTTTTCTAATCTTTCTTGAATATTTGATCCTGTTTGGCTCAACAAAGATCTAAAAAGACTATCTTGACCACTAAAACTACTTTCTACTTTATCTCTCAAATATTGTTTTAAAGTATTATTAGCTCCTGTTGTTGATGTTAATATATCCTGTAAATTCAAAGAACCCAAACCCGCACGCATGGGTATTTGAAAAGTAGAATAAGCCAATGGGTCTATCTTACTAGAAACATTAAATGACTCAACTAATGATTGAGTATCACCGTGATTTAAAACAATAGAGTTTTTTTGTAAATTATTTGAATTAGAAGTATCTAATATTTTTGAAAATTTATAACTTTCTTTTATCTGATCGTTGACACCACCAGATTTTCTTGATTCAACATATAATTCTATAACATCTTTATTACTCTCAACTACTTTTCTATATGCTAATTGTATTCTACCTTGTAACCCACCTAAAGGACCAACATTTATAGTATTTAAAATGTTTTTTAATAAATATATAATAGATTTATTATATGTGTTTGGATCATTTAATAATCTATCAACAGAATCATAATCAACTATTATATCAAAAGTT